ATTCATCAGAGTGTCTATGAAATAGTCTATGATAAGTTGTTGAAGGTCCACATGCACCATCTGTTAAAGTTTGGTCTAAATATTTTGTTCCGTTTTGAAATATTAATTTTTTAGTTGTAGAATATGAAAATACTAAATGTATCCAAGAATTTAAATCAACCGTACTGGTCGCATGGTGCCAATTAGAAGATGAAAAATCCATTAATGATGGTTTATCTGAACTATCAACACCCATAATTAAATTTGAGTGTGTTGTATTACCTTGGTTAGCTCTATATCCATCATAAAGCATATTCCAATTATTACTATCACTATCTCTACGAACCCAACAAGACATAGAAACACTTTCGTTAGCCGCAAAACCTAAATGATTATTACCACCATCTGAAAATGAATATCCATCACTATTTCCATTCATATATGTAGAATGAGTGCCTAACTTTTTTTGCGAAGTTTCAAAAGTTGGTGTTCCATCTGCTACTAAATTTTGAGAACCATAAGTAGCATTTAAACTATTGTCAAAATTATAAATGTTATGAATGTTTGTCATTAAATTTGCACTATCTGAAGCGAAACCAGCAGCAACAACCGTTGAAATAAACTCACTAGCATTTCTTGGAGCATTTGTGTTTGAATCAATTCCAGAATCATCTTGAAATACATCCACATATTGAGAGTTGGTGTTAGAAGCAGCTCTATTAGCTGTTGTAGCCTCTCTTAATGCAAGAGTAGAAATATCATTAACAATTTTATCATCATCAAATTCTGTAACATCAATATTAATTGGTCTACCTGTAGAGGCTACATTGTTTGCAAAATTTCTTGTTCTTGTTCCCATTTTATCCTACTTTGGTAAATACCTAAATTGTATCTCTGCACCACTAGCTGGAGCGGTTGCAAAAGTTAAAGTTGTTCCCGAAATTGTATAGTCGTCTGTTGGCACTAAACAAACTCCATTGACATGAACTAAAACATCAGCTACTGCTCTTCCTGCTGTAATCGTAAATGCTACAGTTGAACCATCACCTGTTGCTGTTCCATGTGAATATGCTAAACCTAAAGTTGTTGAAGGTAAAGTAACTGTCTTTGAACTTAAATCAAAAGTTGTGTGTATATGTGAACCTGTAACAGTAGTTTCTGGAATAAAATGATGACCTACTGCTTGACCTTGATATATACAATACATTTCATCTCCACTTACAGGAGCTTCTGACATAGTTAAAGTCCCTCCACTAGCCGTGTATGCTTTACCAGAACCAGGCTCTTGTCTAACATTATTGATAAACAATTCTATAGCATTTTCATTTACAACACTTGTATTCAATGAAAAAGATACAGTTGAACCATCAGGATTAAACGATTGTTTATCCTGTTTATGGTATAATTCTGAAGGTTTATTTCCTATATATGCCATCTTTAATTTTTATTTCCTAATTATTATGTTGATATACTATCAACAGCGCTTACCCAAACATCTGCTGAAGCAGCAACATCAGATTTTACCTTTAATGCGTCCCCATTTTGTACAACAAATCTTGAACCGCCGTCAATAATTTGCAACATACTTCCTTGAGTTATGGGAGCACTTTTAATCAAGTGTATATCATTTGAACCATCATTGATAAAAACATCCACATTGATTGTTCCTGTTGTAACATTACAAACTGAAATTCCTACAATTGTATCATAAGAATCAGCAGTCAATACTGTTTCAGCAGAAGTGCCTACACCGTTTTTGGTATATCTTCTAAAGTTTTGTGCCATTTTTTATTCCTCTTCTATTTATTACAAAGCCACGGCCATTGCAATTGCAAAGCCTGTTGATGTTACCGTACCAGCATTAAATCTTCCTTGCGCTGAACTCCAAATTAATGCATTACCGTCAGCAACACCAGATATATTAACATCTGAAACTGCACCGATTGAATCATTCTCTGTTACTATTTTTACTGCACCAGCAGTATCTAAAACATATGGAGCATTTCCTGTAGTATCATAAGCAAACATACCTTCATAGTTTGTTGCATTTGGAAACGCAGCCGTGCCGGCAAAATTAAATCTTATTTTATTACCTGAACCAGTCAGGTTAAAAGCACCACTTGTTATAGCAGCTGCACTTAAATTTGTTACCGAGTTAGAAGCACCACTAATAGTTTTATTTGTTAGAGTTGCTGATGTATCTTCTAAAACTACCGTACCTGAAGCATTTGGTAAATTAATTGTTCTATCTGCTGTAGGGTCAATAACTCCTAATACTGTTTCAAAATCATCTGAAGTTGCACCTTCAAAAGTAAATGAATTTGTAATTTCAATTGTAGTAGAGTTTACAGTAGTTGTTGTACCTTGTACATTTAAATTTCCTGTAACCGTTAAATTATTTCCTATTGTAACATCATTTGGTAAACCAATAGTTACCGTATTTGCTGTAACAGCTGTTTCTATTTCATTTGCTGTTCCAGAAAATAGTACCGTTTCTCCTAGTGAAACGGTGTCTGTAGCTGAACCATCATTTAATGTAATTGTAGGAAAAGTGTTTGTACCACTTGTTAAATCTTTATTTGTAAATGTTGTTGATGAACTATTAGTTGCAATAGTATTATCAACAGCTAAAGTTATATTTGAACCACTAACGCTTGAAGTAATACCTGTACCACCAAGAATACCTAGAACATCTCCTTTAGCATTTATTGTCGCTAAAGTAGAAGTATCATCTTTTACCTTGATATTTGCTGATAAGATTGAGCCGTCACCTATTGCCGAGTATATTTCGTCAAAGTTTAGGTTGACTTTATTAGCACCTGCACGGAGATTATCACCTGTTCCGTCATTTGCTACTGAACCTCTGTTAATTAAGACTTTTGCCATGGTTTCCTATTCCTTACTACTATTTATAAACATTATTATGGTGTATTATCGTCAAAAGTTATATTATCTTGGTCAAAACTATTTAATGTATTACTGAACAATTGAGCAGACTTAGCAAATTGACTTGGAAATGCATAATTTGTCTTTATTTGTTTACCGTAATTTGTATTAAACATGAATAAAGGTATTTCTGCGCCATCCAACTCTGTTTTAGTACCTCTAACTCTTAATGCGTTTAGATTTTGGAAAGAGTGAGCATATGAATCAGCAGCTGATGTACCATAAACTGTATTATGGAATCTATTCATACTACCATATCTAGGTCCTGCGTATGCAAAACCACTCCTTACATCATGCGTATCACCTGAACCATCTGTAAAATTATTTCTTCTTCTACTTAAATAATCAATTACTATATCCTCTCTAGTTAAAGTAACATCTCTAGTATTTGAACTGAAAGGATCCCTATAATCATTACTTACATCTACAGTACCTTTTTCTTTAGCATTTGCTCTTAATGATGTACCATCAGTTTTTGTTCCTAATCTTCTACCAAATACTGATAAGAATAAAGTATTAGCAATTTGTAAGAATGGTACCTCTTCTTTACCTGAAGTAATACCTTTGACTGGACCACCAGCAGTTACAGTTAATTTTGATTCAATATCAACTTGACCTGTAAAATAAAAACCTGCTGTATGCATTGTTTTTTTAAATGCGTCCCGCCAATCTGCAATTGAACGACCAACTTTAATTACATAAGAATAATCTTGATAGTATAAACTATCTTGTACTCTCATTGTTGTTTCAGAAAGTTTACCTCTTTCACTAATAAATTGACCATCTGTATCTGCAATTGAAACTACATCTACTGTAGCAGTAGCAATATCTAATTTTTTAATTGTACATGTACCACTTGTAGCTGATGTTAATGTATCATCTACATTGAAAGTACCTGTTACATCTTTTATTTTTAATAAACCTCTGGCAGTATCAAGACTTACAATTGTTCCTGAACCTCCAGATGAACTTGTTATTGAATCTGCTGCTACAAATGTTCCTGAAACACTTGTTACAATTGCATTTCTAAAGAAACCTAAAACTGGTGGAGTTGGAGCATTTTCATAACCTCTACCTAACTCAACAGTTTTTACTTTTACAATTTTACCAATATCATCACCATAAGCTCTAACAGTACCATTTGAACCTGTTGATGATGTTATCGTAACAGTAGGCAATGATGTATATTGATTACCACCATTTGAAATAAATAAATCTGTAATCATCTGTAAGTCTGTAAATTTTTCTTGTACAATAACATTACCTGAATATTGGTCACCAGCTGTAGTATCATCTTCTAAAACAATTCTATCTCCTGTGGACATTCCAGAACCAGATTCTCCTGAAATTCCTCCATTAACTATTTTAACAAAACCAGCCGCATTTTTACCGTTAGTACCTGTATCATCAAAAACTAATTTATCTCCTATTTGATAATCTGTACCTGCATTATCAATTACTATTTCTGTAATTTTACCTGGACCAATTTCTTGTACTTGGAATAAACCACCTGTACCACCAGCTGTTAAAGTTATAGTGTCTGCTGTTGAGTTTAATGAACCATCATTTGTAATATTTTTATTACCTGGAATACCTGTAATAGTTGCTTTGATATAATAATCATCTGTATCGGATGATGTACCTCTAACTTCTTCACCAACAGTAAAGGTTCCATTTATAGAGTCTTGATTTAAAATTGCCTCACTAACAGTTTCAGCACCAATTTGAAATTGTGATACATTTTCTATAATTGATGTTGCGCCTGAAGATTGACCAGTAATTTTTCTACCAATTAAATCTGTTGGGTTACCGTTAGTACCAATAATCCTTAAAACTTTTAATGTATCAAATTGACCATCGGATGCTTTAAGCATTTGTTCTCTAGGATAAATTGTTTCGGATGTTTCACCAAACAATATTCTAAAAAACATTTCATGGCCTCTTGAAGAACCTTTTGCTCTATATAAAGACTTAATATTTTTTATTAATTTTCTTTTATCAACACCAGCTGTTAAATTTTCTGGAAGTGTTGCTAAAAACTCATCTCTCATTTGAGTTAAGAAATGACTTATAACATTATCAGGGTCCCTAAAATTAACCAAGTCAACAATGTTATTTACTGGATTTGGTTTGTAATTATTAATTACAGCATTACCATTTGAAGTCTGACCTACAATAATTTCATCTCTTATAAATTTATCTTGAGCTGAAATAATTAATCTATTATTATTCAAATCTTCTACTAAAACTTTAGCAGTAGCTTTTGAAGTTTGACCTGTAACTGTTTCACCTCTGGTAAATTTACCATAAGTGGTACTTTCTAATAGTATCTTATCGTCAGCGTCTAGTGATGTAGCTGCCGTATCTTTTCTACTAGCATTTAAAACTAAATTTGATGTTTGTCCTGTTTCTGATTCTAAAGTTATACCATCTGTACCTTGAATTGTGGTTACAGATAACTCTGCTGATTCTAATAATTGATAATAGACTTTAAGAAATTCGGCAAACTTGGGGTGGTCAGCTACTACAAATTCAGGAAGCTGGCTATTAAGTATTGTGGATATTTTATCATTAAATTTTGCCATTGTTCATTAGTAACTTGATGTTGTCGTATAGCCTACGCCAGCGTCAGCGGAACCTCCTACAAATGAATCTGCCTCTACTGTTATTATTGAGTTAGCAGTATCTATTTCTATAATTTGGTCTCTAACAGGAACAATATCATTTGAGTTTGGCGTTACTGTTAATTCTATTGTAGTTGATGTAGCACCTCTTATATTTGATATAGACGCAATATTTAAAGAGTTTAGTGTTATCTGTCCTGTTGAATAACTAATAGTACCTTGTGATTCATTTGAGTATGTTCTAATACCTGAAGCTAAATAATATCTTCTAACATTACCATTACCATCATCATCTAAAAATTGTTCTAAATCACTTCCTGTTACTTTGAAACCTGTTGAAGTTAAAATACCACCAGCAGCTGAGTTATGTCCTGAATGAGGATTAAATAATGAGTTTCTAAAGTAAATATCATATTTGTTAGAAGCTGCTAATGTAGGTGTAAATTCTTTTCTAATTTTTATTGTTGTGATGTTAGATAATATACTTGTATCAACATCATCAATTAAACCTGTTAATTTTGAATGTCTGTAAACAGAGTCAAACTTTTGTAATGTATTTGTAT